GGCTTTGTTAGTTGCTGACATAAGGATTAATGATGGTTCACCACCATCTGTCCAAGCTAATTGTAAAGCTGATTTCAAGTCTGCTTCAATAAATGTTACTGATGTACCATCTGTTGGAGCTGCAACTGTACCGTTGCTGAAACCAGGTGTTGTACCTGATGTAGAGCCTGTTGCTAATACTCGGTTAGTAATCCAAGATTCTACACCTGCTGATGAACGAGCTGTTGCTGCGCCACCTGCTGAAGAAGCTTGGTTACGTACGATAGCATACTCCATGTCACGCTTAAGTTCTTTACCAGCTTTCATAAGTTGGTAAGCAACTTCAGACTTACGACCATACTTACGTACTACGTCATAAGTGTTAGAAATTTGAACTGTTTTGCTTGAGATTTGAGTATAGTTACCTAATACTGTTGTTGCTGCTAATGTTGCGAATGATGAGTCATCACCTTCAAGTGAACGGTTAGGACCTGCTGCTGCAAGTGCGTCTGTTTGCCATTGATGGTATGTTTGACCTGCTGACATTCTTTTTGCTAATGAGAGTAAAGGTGTATCTTCTGGAGAAATATCAAAAATGATATCTTCAAATGATTCTGCTATACCTTTACCCGTATAGGTATTGGTTGCTGATTCTGACATAATGTTTTCCTTTGTAAATTAAAGCATGTTTTCAATAAGTTTTGCAGCCATATCTGACTTACCTGTTTTACGTAATTGCTCACGTAATTGACGGTGGTTAGAATTGGCTTCGGCTTTGGTATCTTTTGCTCCAGGTTTCACTACTGGTTTTGCGCTTGATACCTTTTTCTTTACAGTAGAATTTTGTTGTAGTTTGCGCCATTGCATAGCGTCATGCAATACCTTCACGTGACGAGGGTCAACAATTGCGTTGAGTTCTGCATCAGAAAAGCCATAATCCTTGCCAGTAGATAACAATGCTTGGTTAGTCTCAGGACTCCAATTTGGTATCTCTTTAGCTAGAATCTCTTTTCCTTTAGCTATCTTCTCAGCCATCAATTGCGTTTGCTTAGTAACGACTTCTTGCTTTTTGGCTTCAAACTGTGAAACGAGTTGACTACGTTCTTGCTGTAGTTGGTTATATGTAAAGAAAAGTTTTTGCGCTTCCACAAAGTCATTATCAGACAATTGTTGCCAATTCACGTTAGCATATTGGTTTAATTGTTGGTCTAATGATGTGATTTTTGCTACATCTTCTATTAACACATTGTTAAGTTGCATCTGTTCTTGAAAGGCTTGCTCTTGAGCTTTTATACTCTCAGCATACGCTTCTAGCTCTTTACGTTGTTCTGCTACTTGTTGTGTCTTTTGTGTGTAGTCTAAGCCTTGTTGTGCTAATGCTACGATTTCGTCTATTGGCTTCTCAACTTCTTCACCATTAACTTTTAACTTAAGGATAGCTGGAACTTCATCTTCATCAGACTGTTCTACTTCCTCAGCTTCTGCTTCTGGTTCTTCTGTTGCTTCTTCTGATTCTACTTCTTCAGTAGCTTCAGCCTTAGCCTCTAGTGGTGCTTCTTCTTTCTCTTCAGGTGCTTCTGTTGGTTGCACATCAGATACAATACTATCACCTAGCATAGCCTCTAATCGGCTTTGTGGTGACTGTTCTACGACTTGGTCACTCATAATATTTTCCTTGAAATTAGACAATAAAAAAGACTCATAAGAGTCCTAAGTAGGCTTGTCCTTACCTAAATTCTTTATCTGTTACCGTATGGGAAAGCATTGTAAAAAGGTGAGATACCTTGTGATTGCATTAAATCACGATATGCTCTTGCCTTATCTTGCATTTCCTTTGTTACTTGTTCTCTAGTAATTAGATCACGTTCTGTTTGTGTAAGTGTTGGAACTACTAATGGATAGCTACCTCTTTCATCTGAAGAAGATAACTCTGTCATAGTTTCACCACTAGGTGTTTGTAATAGACCTAACCAACCTGTGCTTTTTGGTAGCATTTCACCACCATAGCCAGTTATATTACCTTTCCTATCTTTAATTGGATATGCTCTAGTTCCGTATTGGTTTGGATAGTCCATATACAATAAACCACCCATATTCGGAGAAGCTCCAAATAATCCTTGTAGTAATTGTGTATAGTCCATATATCATCCGAATATTTTAAACTTAGGTCTGTCCGTTTGGATAGATGCTAACTTACCTGTTTGCATAACGTCAGTAAGTTGCTTGTTAATTTGATTTAATAACTGTAGTGCGATTACTAATTTGTTGTGAGTCTTCTCATCACCTAGTGGACTTGTTGTCATACTAGCTACGATATTCTCACGTACTTTAGCAATAGCGTCTTGGTAAACAGGATTCTCTAATATCTTTGCTGCTTGTTCACCTAATTTAATTTCTGATAATTGTTTATCCGCCATACATCATTCCTGACTGTGCTTTAATTTGTGCAATAGCTAAGTCAGTTTCTGCTTTTAATTGTGCCTTAAAGCGTTCCAACTCAGCTTGAGCTGCTATCTTCTCACGTTCAATTATAACATCATTTTGTGATCTGAGTTGCTCTTGTTGTAGTTGTGCTTGTGCTTTTTGTTGTTCAATCTGTAGTTGACCTTGAATCATAATCTCAGCTTCTGAAGGCTTATCTTCTTGCTGACCTTCTTGCTGAGGTGTGTTAGCTGGATTAACCCAGAACTCTTCAGGATTCTTAAACCCTGCGTTCTGTGTGAGTTTAGCTAACGCATTGTAAATCTTCTCAGGGTTAGTTAAGCCTACTTGTATAGCTTCTTTTTGCATATTCAAGATAGTAGTTAAGTGGACTAATTGTTGATCTTTATTACCTGCACCTAAGCCTACAGAGATAGATAAGTCTTTACGATCATCCCATTCTCTTGGATCTACTTCTACCCATTTGTTTCTGATACGAACAATATCTGGTTTAGTAAGTGTTGTTCTAACTAATCTGTGAACAAGTTTAAATAACTCTTTTACACCTGTTTCTGCAAATGTTCTAGCTACTAACTCTATGCGTTGTTGTGACGCATTCATGATTTGTGCTACACCGGTAGCTGTCTTATTAAGACTGTTAGCATCTAAACCTTGATTGTATGCTGTAACACCTGTTCTCTTTTCTTTCATAGAGTCCATGTATTCAACCATACCGAATGATGATGCTGGTAGTGGTGGATGTGATAAAGGCATAATGCCTGAACCTGGATCACCTTCTACACGAACAATACCACCTGGACGTGAAGTGAGCATATCGTCTAGGTTTACACGATCAGAGATAGCATAACGACCATTGTTAGCTAGATACATATTATCTAACTGACCACGAATAAGTGTGGACTTGATAAGCTGAATGTCCATAGTCAAGTCGGCATAAGAACGACCAATATGTCTATGTGGCATAATCATAGGTGTGATACATGCGAAAGGTACATACTCTGTTTTCTCTTTGTAGAGAATAGTATTACCTAAGATAACCACTCTATAACGTTCACCATCTAATTTAATATAGGTGTCTTTAACTAATGCTTCATCTGACTCAATAGCTCTGTCATATTCTTCTTGGTAAATATCACGTGCATTAGACTCTTCTTCAAACGTATCACGTAAGTCTGACATGATAGACTTGATGTATTCTAGTGGCTTGTCAAATGTTTCTGCGATATCTGACAATTGCATAACTTCTCTGTGCTGAACGAATCTAGCGTCTTGTAGATTAGGACCAGATACTTCTACAGATACCATCATGTTTTCTGGTGCTACGTTCTCAATGTTAATCTCTGTCTCTTTCTCTGTGACTTTGAGTTTAACGTCATGTAGCATAGGTTGCATAATAGTTGCTGGATCAACACCATTCATGGCTGCTTGTTGATACACTACATCCATGTTAATAGATGGATCAGGATAACCTTCATGCTCTAATACTTCTGTATTCTCATCTGATGCCAACATTTGTAGTTGTGCATCTGTAAGACCTTTGTACTCGTATTCTTCTGTTTCTTCGTATTCTTCTGCGTAGACTTTTACATAGCCATTCTTAGATAGTAATGCGTCTTTAAACCATACGTAGAATATCTTAAACCCTTCGTTCTTTTCCATAACGATATGGTTAATGTAATCTGTTTCTTGTTCTGCTGCTTCTTGATCTTCAGGACCTTTAGGATCAAACTGAACAACCTTATCACCAGCTACGAATACTTTAAGTAATTGTGGTAATGCAGCTTCAATTGTATCTTGTACGTCATAGCTAACTACTTGTGAACGACCTTCTTCTTCGTTACCGAAAGGTTGACCTAAGTAGTAGTCAATTGCAGCGGCTCTATCGTTAGAAAGTGCAGAGTCATTAACACCATACGCAATGTTCTCTTCAGCTTCTACACGAGCTACGATTTCCATGTCTTCTAACTTCATTAAACAATTCCTCTATTGGTATATTGTATCTTCTCTTTAGACCATGATTCATTCTTCATACTGTCTATAGAAGTACATAAGTATCTGAAAGCATCTGCTCCATGAGAGAACTCATCATGCAATGGTGCGCCAGGTTCGTTAGTTGCAGAGTTTATACTTCTGCGATAATTCTTTAAACATTCAACAAGTCTTTGTGCTGACTTATCAAAGTATATTCTGTGAAAGTTCATTCTTGCTACTTTAATACCAGACTCTATATCTTGCTTAGGCACGATACGAATATCCCATCCTAACTTCTTCATAATATCTTCTGCTGATATACCATGCTTAAAGTCTTTAGACTGTCCGTCATGTGGTAAGAACATTGTACCCCAGTTATA